AGAAGGCACAGTCAGCGATGACAAGTGGATAAGGATTGCTGCTTGGATTGCTCGACACCTTGTAGATCTAGACAGCCCAGATGCCAACCCCAACTCAGACAACTACCCATCAGCCGGTGTTGTTGCTCACTTGCTTTGGGGATCAGGTCCATCTAAGCGAGCTGCACAGAGGACCAAAGACTACGCTGATTCGGTTGTTGCTAGAATCAGAGCAGAGGAAACTACCAGGATGACTAAACAAAACAAGTGGCTAGATGTTGCGAGAGCGATTGCCCTAAAGATTGACGGCCCACAGGCTAAACAGCCAGAGGTCAGAACTAACAGCGTTGACTTCGAGGTCAGAGCTGAGGGCGATGGTATGAGCTTCACCGGCTACGCCTCAGTATTCAACAGTCCTTCTGAGGATCTAGGTGGCTTCATCGAGTATGTTGCCCCAGGTGCTTTTAGGCGTTCCCTACAATCTCGCAACGAGGTAAAGCTTCTCTGGAACCATGACGCAGGTGAACCGCTTGCATCACTTCGCGGTGGCACCATGCAACTTGTCGAGGATGACCGAGGCCTAAAGGTCACAGCACAACTTCCCAACACAACCCGAGGCAGAGATGTTGCCGAGCTACTTAGGACTAAAGTTATAGACTCCATGAGCTTTGGCTTCAATGTCATCAAGGACTCATGGTCAGCAGATGGGAAAACAAGAACCTTGGAATCAGTAAGACTTTTTGAGGCCTCGATCGTTAGTTTCGCTGCGTATCCCGCAACAACCGCAACTGTTAGATCTACTGACCAGGCGATTGACCCAGACAGACTTGCCGATGCACTGCTAAGGCTAGAGTCCGGCGATGATCTCGATGAGGCTCAGGCAACTCTAATCACCGATGTTGTTGGCAAGCTAAAGGCACAGCCAGAATCAGAAGATGTTGCAGACAACGGCCTTGACTTGCTAGACCTAAAGAAAAAGCAGTTTGACCTACTACTGAAAAGGATCTAACCATGGCAACTCAAGATGAAATCAAGTCAGCTATACTAAAGGCTGCTGGCAACCCTTCAGCCGGTGCTGTTGCTGAGATAGCAGATGAGCTTGCAAAAGCAGTCTGGGAACTTGACAACAAGAACTCAAATAACCCAGCCAAAGAAGCACGGGTTATTGACGCAAAAGAAACTCGCTAACTAGTTTCTTTCCCCAGCTCGGCCCCCTTCCTGAGCTGGGGTTTTTTTGTGCCTATAAACTTGTGAGTAGCAGTTGAGTGTAAGCACCGCTGTGTCTGTTGAGTGTCAGCACCGCAGGAAACCCTAATCAACTAACTAACAGGAGAATCATGTCTGACTTTATCAAGTCACAAATGGATGCTCGCAACAACCTCATCGCTCAGGCGAGAGAAGTCCTAGACTTCGCTGAGGCTGAAAAGCGTGGCCTATCCGCAGAAGAAAACCAGAAGATTGCTCGTATCGAAGCTGACATCGACTCAGCCGACACCGCTATCTCAACTGCTCGTTCAATCGCAGACCGCGAAGCTCGTGCAGCCGAGGCATCCGCTTCATTCGCACCAGCAACCAACTCACCAGCTAACAGCGATGCAGACATCCTACGCTCAATCGCTATGGGTGAAACTCGTGGACACGAGTTCGTTCGCGAAAACAGAACTCTAGTTCCATCAGCTAACACTGTTGGCCAGAGCTTCTACGACCAGGTATTCCAGATCGCACAGCTAGTTGGCCCAATGCTAACTGTGTCTGAGGTCTTTTCCACGCAGAGTGGGGAGAATCTAGTAATTCCGACAGTCACCGCGACTTCAACATCAGGATCAGTTGCAGCAGCAGGAACCATCTCTGAGAGCAACCCAACATTCTCATCCATCACCCTTGGTGCTGAGAAGTATGGTGCTCTAGTGCAGGTTGCACAGGAGCTAGTCACCGATGCTGGATTCGACATCACAAGCTACATCGCACAGCAGCTTGGAACCTCACTTGGCCTAAAGGTCAACGATGTTCTAACCACAAAGCTATCCGCTGCTGCTGGATCAGTAGTTCGCGGAACCGCTACCAACTTCGCTGCTTCATACGAGGACTTGATTGACCTTGTATACGGCATCGCTGATGGTGCTCGTGTTCTACCTGGACTTGGTTTCCAGATGAGCAAGACCGGTATCGCTGCTGCTCGTAAGCTAAAGGATGACTCAGGTTCATACATCTGGACCGACTCAGCAGTACCAGGACAGCCAGCAACCTTGCTTGGCTACCCAGTATTCGAGAACCCAAATGTTGCTGCTGTTGGAACTGCTGCTAAGTCAGTATTGTTCGGACACCTACCATCATTCAAGGTTCGCGTTGCAGGTGGAATGAGAGTTGACCAGTCAGCTGACTTCGCTTTCAACACCGACACTGTGACCTACCGAGGCCTAATGCGAGTTGATGGTGGACTAACCCACGCAACTCACATCGGTTTCTACCAGGGTAAGTAATTAGCCCTAGCTAAATAAGCTGACAAGCCCCAAGCGTGTAGGTTCGCTTGGGGCTTGTCTTTTGCTAGGATTAGGCCATGCCTACTACTAAAAAAGAGAAACTCAACGGAGCTGTCAGCCTTTGGTCAAACAGCTATAACGCCCCAACCGGATACGGCCAGCAAGCCACACACTTGCTAGACAATCTCAAAAGGTCTGGGCTCGATGTGCAGATGTTGTCTAACTACGGACTCGAAGGTGTGCCGACAACCATCCAAACACCTTTTGGAAAAGTGCCACACTTCCCAAGGGGCATTGACCTTTACAGCAACGATGCTGCACCGATAGATCACGCGAACCTTATTGCCAAAGACCCTGACAAGCCAAACCTGTTTATCAGCCTTTACGATGTTTGGGTTATGCAATCAAAGGGCTATGACAAGTTCCCTATCGCCTCATGGGTTCCACTAGATCACATGACTATGCCACTCAAGGTAGAGCAGTGGCTTCGCAAACCTAATGTCACGCCTATTGCGATGGCACCTCATGGTGTTAGGCAGATGACAGCTAAAGGTATCGAGTGTGAGTATGTGCCTCACGCTGTTGACACTAAGACTTACAAGCCAACCTTTGAGATTGGCAAACACGCCATCAACGATTACCTTGGAATCAAAGAGGATGACTTCCTTATTGGAGTTGTTGCAGCTAACAAGGCTTCAGGTCTGATACACAGGAAAGCTTTTGGCGAATTGCTGATGGCCTTTAGCATCTTCTCCAAACAGCAACCAGACGCTTTGCTTTATCTGCACACCGACCCTTATGGTATGGCAGGTGGCTGGAACCTTATTCAGATTCTGCAATCACTTGGTATTCCAAAAGACAAGGTGCTACTTCCTAACCCACAGGACTACCGCTTTGGCATGGCTAAGAAAGACCTTGCAGCCATCTACACGAGGATGGATGTGCTACTTGCCCCTAGCTATGGAGAAGGCTTTGGAGTGCCGGCACTAGAGGCTCAAGCTTGTGGCACAAGGGTCATTGGATCTAACTGGGCTGCAACCCCTGACCTAATCAGCGAGGACTCATGGCTAACCGATGGACAGCCAAGCTGGGATGCAGGGCAAGATGCCTGGTGGCAGACACCCAACATCCCTAGCCTTGTCAACGCCCTCAAAGAGTCTTACTACGCCAAGCGAGGCCCATCACAGATTGCTATTGACTTTGCCAAAGACTTTGACATTGAAACTGTTTGGGACAAGCACTGGGTTCCGGTGCTAAAGAAACTACTCAAGTGATTGCCTGGATAAGCCACCATCTGCCTGAGTTTTGGCAGGGAAAGCTTGTCGGCGGTGCCGAGATGTCTGATGCCACCTTGCTTGAGGATGCACCTGTTGAAGTAAAGACATTCCTGCCAAGCCAATGGCGAGAGGCGATGGAGTTTGACCAGGTAGTCATTACGGGCACAGATCTACTAGACGCAGAGGCAATGACAGAGCTGGCAAAGAAAGAACCAGTTGTCGCGGTCCATCACTTGCAAACAAGAAGCCAAGAAAGAGCCAACCTATTCAACTCGGCCAAGACACTTATCTGCCACACACCAAGACACTTAGAGCTAGAGCTTGAGTGGACCAGCCCCAAGCAAAGCACTTGGATCATTAGCTCACATGACCCGAGCTTGTTTACCTCAAAGCCCAAAGAGGACTTTGCCTTGTGGGCTGCAAGATGGCATCCTCAAAAGGGTCCAGAGCAAGCAATCGAGTGGGCACAGCAAGAGAACCTAAAGCTAATCATGATGCACGATAAGACAAGGGCAGAAGTGCTAGAGGCTATGAGCCGAGCAAAGCACTTTGTGTTTCTGCCACAAGGCTTTGATGCAGAGCCTCGCACAATCATCGAGGCAGTCTTGTCAGGTTGCCAGGTACACACAAACGACCTTGCTGGTATCAGTTCGATACCTAATTGGCGTGACCCAGAAATTATGGCGAACTTGGTCAGCAACTCAAAGGAATTATTTTGGCAGACAGTGCTTCACTAGTAGTTGCTTGCTGGGGTCTTAGATACCAGCCCTACATTGCAAGATGGTGGGAAAGCGTTAGAACCCTCAACACCAAGCCAGATGAGATAGTCCTAGCAACCTCAACCGGTGATCCTTGTGGGTTGCTTGCAACTATCCCTGACTGGGTTGACATCCCGATTATCAAGGTAGAGATTGACTCAGATGACCACGATGTAATCTGGCCAGCAGGTGCTAAGGCAGCAACAAAAGACTGGATAGTTGGGATGCCAATAGATGACCAGTATCACCCACAAGCTTTGGACTTCCTTGCAGAGGTAGATGGTGACATTGTTATTGACCGCTGTAAGTTCCTACAAGGTGGCGAGTGGACACCAACCTGGAACACAGAGAACACCCACAGCCGAGGCTTTGCTCCTGCCGGAATTGGACCCTTTAGGCGAACCTTGATGCCAATGTACCTAGAGTGCTTTCAGGCTTATTGGTGTGATTGGCTGTTCTACTTGCTGGCAGTCCAGAGAGGTGTCAAGGCTTACAAGACAGACAACTATCGCATCATTCACGATCTAGGTCATGACCATGAAACTTTGTCTGGAACTAATAGCGACAGTGCAAAGAGGCAGTGGGCAGATGACCAGCTCAACACAGTAAGGGCCGAGCTTGGCCTTTAGAGAGTATGCTTTTTAGCGGATAGACTAGGACAATTATGGCAATCACTAACGGCTACGCCACCTTGGCTCAGGTAAAAGCAGCACTAAGAATTACAGACAGCGTTGATGACCCACTATTGGAGATGGCTATTGAGTCAGGCTCTAGGGCTATTGACGGATACGCCAACCGCAACTTCTACTCATCCGGCTCGGCAGTAAGAGTCTTTACACCCAGCGACAGCTTTGTCACAGAGATTGACGATCTAATCAGTCTGACAACTCTAAAGACAATGACCGATGATGACAGTACCTTTGACACTACTTGGACTTCTAGCGACTACCAGCTTGAGCCACTAAACGGCAGAGCTGATGGACTAATCTCACCTTTCACAAGCATTAGAGCTGTTGGAGATTACCTATTCAGCCAGTTTGAGCAAGAGGCAACTGTGCAGGTCACAGGTGTTTGGGGTTGGTCAGCAGTCCCAATCTCAGTCACCCAGGCAACAGTCATCCAGGCATCAAGGATCTACAAGCGACTAGACAGCCCACTTGGAGTAGCTGGCATCTCGGACATTGGAATCATGCGAGTCAGCAACAGGCTTGACCCAGATGTTGCCCAGCTTGTTGACCCACTACGCAGAATCAGGTTTGCATAGTGGCAAGCATTACCGACCTACGGACAGCCATTGCTACAAACCTCGGCACCATCGTAGGGCTCAGAACCAGCCCTGAGATGCCGGACAACCCCAACCCACCAATCGCCCTAGTCAGACCTGTGACAGTTGAATACAACCAGGCGATGGCTAAGGGTCTAACCAAATACAGCTTTGTCGTTGTTGTTATCGTTGGCCGAGCCGATGAGAGAACAGCACAGCGATCACTTGACAACTACTGCTCATCCACAGGGGCATCAAGTATCAAGAACGCAGTAGAATCAGATAAGACACTTGGTGGCAATGCCTACGATTGCCGAGTGACTGAAATGAGAAATTACACCCCCATCCAGCTAAACGAAGGCACTTACCTAGCAGCGGAGTTCGCTGTTGATGTGTTTGCCGACTAGGAGAAAAACAAACAATGCCAAAGTTCATCGCCACAAACTACAATGTCACAATCAACGGCACAGACTTTAGTTCCTCACTTGCATCGGTTGAATTGCCGATTGAAGTAGAAACTCAGGACACTACCGCTTTTGGTGCAACATTCCGCACAGCAATCGCAGGATTGCAGACCGGCTCAATCACCCTAGAGTTCCACCAGGACTTTGGAGCAGGAGCCATCGACACAGTTCTTTACCCACTACTAGGCACAAACGCCACAGTGACAGTACGCCCAGCAGGAACCGCTACATCAGCAACCAACCCTGCCTTTACTGGTACTTACCTTGTGACCCAGTACTCACCTTTCAATTCAACGATCGGGGACCTAGCCACGCTATCAGTCACCTGGCCTTTGAACGGGGCATTGACTAGGTCAACAGTCTAAGACCATGCAAATCCCATTCATAGTTGAGTTTGTGGATGGTAATAAAGAAAAGGTTGTCACTGGCACCCCAGACTTTATTGCCTTCGAAGAGAAGTACAACTTGGCCATCACGACTATCCAGTCGGACCCTCGCCTAACCTACCTGAGCTTCATTGTTTGGAACTCGCTCCGCAGAGCTAAAAGGACTGACAAGTCTTTTGAGGACTTTGTGGAAACTCTGGACACAATCTCAGGCGATGATGCAGACCCAAAAGTCTAAAGATCAAGGGGCTAGGAGCTACTAGCCAGCACTACCTGATCGCTTACTTGGCCTGTGAAACAGGGATTGCACCCTCGGCTCTACTACAAGAGTCCGAGCGTATGCTCTTTACGATGCAGATGTATCTAAAGGGCAAAGCAGAACAGATGAGGCAATAATGATAAAGAGTATGTCAGTCGAGGTGTACGGCATTAGGGAAACCCTTGCCGAGATCCGCGATGTAGACAAAGACCTATTCTTTGAGATTAGGGCCTTCATGAAGCGAGCCGGTGACACCCTTGGTCGTAGGATTCAGGGCAACATCCCTTTGCTTGCACCTATCCGAGGCTTTAGGCACAATGGCCGAACAGCCTGGCGTGGTGCTACAACTAAGACAGTTGTAAGTGGTCGTAATGCTAGAGCTGGCATGGATGGTGCAACACCCCTTCTTCAGGTGATTGTGAATGGTGCAGCAGTCAGCATCGCAGACATGGCAGGTCGCGGTGGGGGTAAGACACGCTTGCAGACTACAAGGACTTATGAGTGGAAA